GGGACCGTAGAAGCCGCCCTTGATCATGTTCTCAACACCGCCGTACTGTCCAGCGCGCTTGAGGGCAACACCGCGATTGACCATGGCCTCGAGCACATCCTTCTGTCCTTCCGCGGTGCTCGCTTCTGTCGCCAGCGTAGCCGACACCAGGTTGCGCAACTCCGGCCGCTGCAGTTCCTTGACGATGTCGGCGCGTTCAGCCTGGACTTTGGCCAGCGCGTCCGGTGGTAGCGCGTGCGCGGCCGCAGCCGCTGCGCTCCCCACTGGCGCGACAGCCGCCGCATTAGCAGCTACACCGGCCGCATACGGATCGCCTCCGGTCTGGATATCTTCGGGAATGCCAACGCCAGCGAACGACTTTTTGATCCCTTCCCAGCTGAAGCTTTTCATCCACGTCCAGATGGTTTTGATGTCTTCGAACACCGACAGGAAATAGTCCTTAAACGCTTTCCCGACTTCCTTGGCAATAGCTACCAGTGACGTTTTCCACCACTCAGCGAGCGCCTTCATGTCTTCCCACACTTTTTTCCACGCCTCACCGACTCCCTGCCAGTCGCCAGTGAACAGGGCCACTACCGTTTTCCAGATCGCAATCACGGCGTCGAATCCAGTCTGGAACGACAATTTGAAGCCTTCGATGAAGTGCTCGATGATCGCCGCTGTAGTGGGGAACATCTCCTTGATCTTGTCCCAGTTGTAGTAGATCGCCAGAATTGCGGCCGCAAGCGCGGCCACTGCCAGGATCACCAGGCCGATCGGACTGGTGAGCGCGGTGATGACCCCAACCAGGCTGGTCAACACGTTCAGGCCAACCAGAGCCGCTACCAGGACCCCTACAGCGAGCGCTATCGGCCGTATGTGGTCCTCGATCCATTTGAGCAGTTTCTGCAGCTTCTGGAAGCGGTCAGTCTTTTGGAACTCGCGCCACCACGGCAGCAACTGTGTTCTCACCACGTTGCCAAGTTTGGTCAGCACTTTGAGTAGCAGCTTCAGCGTGACCACCAGCAACGGGCGCAACTCCGGTAGTGCCGCTCGCCATGCGTCGGCTAGCTCTGCCTGTAGCGGGATCAGTTCCTCGCCCAAAGTTTCCTGCATCGTTTTGATCGCGTTCTGAAACATCTGGATCCGGCCGATGGGCGTTTTCTGCGCCTGGGCATTGGCATCGCCGTAGTTGTCTCCGAAGATCTTCATCAGCGCGGCGTAGCGCTCGACCGAATTGGCGGCTTTATTGAACTCTGTCCGTTGCTCTTTAGTGATCCGGACACCCGCTCCCGACAATGAGCGCAGGTTACCCAGCGTGACCGCCTTGGCGAAAGCATCGCTCAGCGCCGTTCCCTGTTCCAGACTGGCGTTGATGCCTTTGGTCACTACCAGCACGTCCGCCAGCTTGTTCACGGTCTTTTGCGCGTCTTTTACCGGGATGTGGCTGCGGATAAGCGACACGTCCATGGCGTCGAGGATGGAGTGATGCAGGACGCCTTGCGCCTCCAGCGCCTTGTTGTGCTCGTAGAGGATCTCCAGTTGCTTTTGCGCTTCGGCTGGACCTTTCCGCCGGATCTGGTCCATCTGCATCAGATAGACCAGCAACTGGCGTGTACGTTGCTCGGCTGCTTTGGCTTCGTCTGTGGCTCCGTGAAAGATCTCGCCCAGCACTTTTCCGGCCAGGAACGAGCCGAACACAGCGAACAGTCCGCTGAACGCCACTGTCAGCTTTTTGATCCCGCCGCCCACGCGATTCGCTGTGGCCTGTAGAGCACGAAGCCGCGATTGCGCCTGCGCCATTGCGCCGCGGAACGATCCGAGAAGCTTAGCGCCAATGGCAAAGATCGCTGTGTATTGTCGCTTGGCACCCACCGGTTACCTCCTTCGTGCTCGTTCTACCGCTTCGTTTTCCTCCTCGATTTGTTTGGCCAACTCCAACATGAACCGTACCACTTCGACAATCGGCAGCCCTGTCCAGTACTCGACGCCGCCACCCATGGACCGCGCCAAGCGCACCACTATGGTACGCAGAAGATCGGTTACAGATTCTCCTCTTCCGGCGAGCTGCCACAGGCTTTTAGGACTTCGGTCCGCAACGGCACGTACACGCGCCGCGGCAATTTGAGGATTAGTCCCAGTGGCACGTTCGCCAGGTGAGAAGCAATAATGGCGTGGTAGAGATGCTTCATTTCAGGGAGCGGCATCTCGTCTCTGTCGGCTTTGTACAACTTCTGAAACTCGCGTTCAGCGCGCTGGAAGTCTTTCCCGATCATGGAGTCGAAGTCCAGGATCAGTAGAGTGAACTTTTGACCGTCATACTCCACTGGCGGTACCAGCTTGATCCGCAGTGGCGGCTTTGCGGCTTCAATCGCAAGGTCCCGATACTGCGCTTCCACTTGTTCAACGATCTCGTTGTGTTCCTCGACCTGGTGCGAGTTGCCAGGTGGCGGTGTGACCGGAGGTGGCGTTTTGACGGCCGTAGCCGCCGTTCTTGACTGAAGTAGTGTTGGATCCATAAGCCTCTATAGAGAGCCGAAAACGCTTGGCAACTCTTACAGGCCGATCAGCTGGCGGATCTGGCGGGCGTTGTCGATCAATTGGATGCCGTCAAACCATCTGCACACGGCATTTTCTTTGTCGATCTCCAGCATGATCTGATCGTTGCGCAACACCCGGAGCGAAATCAACTCGTATTCGCTCTCCGATTCGCCTTTGGTGCCGACTTCGAGTTTGCCCAGATTGAACGACTTCGGCGCGGTGCCCATGATGAAGCGCCAGCCCTGATGGACGATCCGGTTGGTGCCGCTGTCGTGCATCTGGTTGGCGCTCCATGCGTCCAGTTGCGCGCCGTCCTGGATCGTGGCGAACACGGCGTCATCGACAATCGTCAGCCACTTTAACAGCACCGTGTATGGCTGGAAGTGCGACTGAACGGGCATGTCGATCTCGCCAAAGATCCCGCTGCCTTTGAGCGAGTCGGTGAGATTTTGGATGTGCGGCAGAGTGACATCTGCCAGGCCGATCAAGCGCCTGCCTTGCAGGAAGATCGAATAGTTTGTGACGTGGTTTGGAATTAACATTTGGCCTCCTTCGGGTTGTGGTTGTTACGCTGCTGCAGTCTCCTGGTTGTCGAATAGAGATGCCACATACGGCAACCAGTATTCGATGCGGAAATCAATCCATTCAGCTGGTGTCGGCACCGCGATGTAGATGTGAAACACGTAGTGGCCGTTGAGCAGTTCCGTGGTCGGGTTTTCATCCTGCCGGAACTCGATCCGCGCACCCAGCAAAGCTTCGGTATTGGACAATCCGTCCAGCCACAGCTGGAGCGAATTGACTACCGCGTCGATCAGTCTGCGGTTGCCTGGTTCATCGACCTTCTGCCAGATCGTCAACACGGTGGTGTTGCCAATATAGTCGAACATGCGCCGGACACTGATGAAGATATCCTTGACGTCACTGTTGGCCGGATACGCGGCAGTCCGGTTGCCCCAGCTGCGCCAGCCGCCGATCCAGTTGAGCGCGGTGATGACACCTTGCCCGTTGAGCATATTGGCATCGAGCAGATGCATCGGCAGTTCGTCAAACGTGCCGTCGCCGTTGTCAACGAGCAGCGCGTTCATCCGCAGTGGCTTGTTGGAGGGCGAGTGATACGGGAGCCCGTTGCCGCGGTAGGCGTCAGTCCACTGGAGCAACGGTCCCTGTTGCGAAGCGAAATTGAACACCTTCGTCACCGTCGCGCCCTTGAGCGCAGGCCTGCCGAACAAGCATTGCTGGCGCGGGAACGTGATGTTGTTGTCGGTCTTCCACTGGTTCACGTCCTGCGCGGTCTTGACCGAAGTCGTGTCCACGTCGATCAGCGCAATGGCCACGAAGCAGCCGTTGATGTTCTCCGCTTTCGCTTCCATCACTGCAGCCACCGTCGGATCCTTGCTGAACTTCGGGCAGATGATGACACCAGGCACTTTGCCCGTGGCCTGGAACACGTCCTCGAGCACTTCCAGCCCGGTCCTGACGCCGTTGTTGTCAATTCCACCGATGATATCTGTTGCTGTGATCGGTGTGGCGCTCGGCAGTTTGCCTTCAACGGTCACCGTCGAAGTCGGCAACGGAATGTCGCCACCAGCCAGCCGCGTAATGATCCACGTGTTGTTGGCCGACAGACTCAGAACGTAATCTGCGCCCTCAACGTAGCTGATGGTGCCAGCTGCATCCTTGACCACAACGGTCCAGGCAATCAGTTCCAGATGCGTATCCACCTGACCTGCGACGAGAGGAAACGTGGCTGGCGGATTAACCGTGGCGCCGGTATCGGGATCGTTGACTGCCACGTACACCACGGGATAGACGCCGAACTCCACGAACACAGCGTCCATGTGCTCGCAGATGTCGTACGTGTCCCAGTCGCTGGAGAAGCCCAACTCCGCTACCGCATCTTCGTAGCGGCTGTAGATTCGCGGCTTGTTGACGAAGTTCTTGCCGTTCTTGTTCAGGTGTAGCGGCGCGGAGCCGAACACCACGTTGAGTCCAACGTCCGCTTGAACGGGCGCGATGACACTGGTTGGCACGTCAGCCCAGCTGACGCCATGTTTGAAAGGTCCGAGATTAGGCATGTTGTGATTCCAAGGTTATGCCCGATGAGGGCGATGGTTTAGTTTGCTGAGTTGCGAGCCACTTCTGGATCTCGCGGTAAAGCGTGACGTGACGGCCGGCGGTGCCCCGCATGTTGTGGGCGTAATCGAAATTCAACTCCTTGCGAACGAGCGCCACTTCTGCCACGGGAATGAACAGTTCGCCAAGCGCCGGACACTTGGCAATCGCAGCGTAAAGATGCTCGTGGATCCCGTCGCGGAAGATCGTGCTGTAGCCCAGTCCGAGGTGCCGGATGTGCGGCCCCATATAAACAACCTGTCCAGTGATCTTCTTCATGGGATGTAGGCTGTAGTATCCGCGCTGGTTCGCATGTCGAGGTGTTCGCCTGGCACGATGCCGAAGGTCTCCGAATCCGGCAACGGTCGGCCACTGGGCAGTTCCCACACGGTCATCATCTCCGAAATGAAGTGCGGAAACGTGTCGGGCAGGACCATCTCCCACGTGAGCGGCAGCACGATCGGATAAGCCTGGTCGAGCGCTTCCTGACCAAAGCTGGTCAAGGCAATCGCTATTGCTTCGCTGATGTTGAGAAC